AAAAAACCTTATTATAAAAATAAAAAGAAAAAAACCAATAAATAACTCAAATAAAAAAGAAAAAATGAATTTAAAAGATCTTAAAAAAATGATAGCCGAAGAATATTCTAGATACCTATCAGAACAAGAAGAGCCTGAAGTAGCAGTTTCGGATGCAGATGTTGATATGGAAGGAGGTGAAGACGCAGAATCTACATTAAGAGACATTTATGATATGTTAAAATCTTATTTTGAAGGTGGGGAAGATGCAGCAGCCGGAGCAGCAGCAGCAGCAGCAGATGATATGGCTGATGACACTATGGATGATTTAGAAGATATGGATGATGAAGATGAGGGTGATGAAGAAGAATTAGATGAAGCTAAAAAAGCAGGAGGAGGATGTACTAAAGATAGTGACTGTGGTCCTGGCTCATGTTGTAGAGGTGGTTCATGTGGTGGCTGTATGGATGACCCAACCGGTAAATCAAAAGATTTAAAAGAAAGGTTCCAAAAATTAGCCAACATTATTAAAGGTTAAAACTTATGACTCTCGATGAGTTATTATTGGAATGGTCTTACAGGTCAGAAAAGGGATATCCATCATTGGATAGCCCTTCTGATATTCTGATATTGGAAAATATATTAAATGGGTTAAATCTTCCTACTCAAAAAATCATCGAATCTCTAAAAGAACAAGTAACAATAGCTACTGATGATGAAATCCCAAATGAACCCCCTTCTTCAATAAACACAGATGATGAAGATGAAATAAGACATTTAAGAACACAATTAGGATCCCATAAAAAAAGTGATTTAATAAGTCTAATAAAATCAATGGATTTAGACGAAAAACAAATCAATAAATTATATCATAGAATTTCAAATTTTGGTTCTTATGCTCCTATATTAAAATCTTTAAGAGCAAGTAATTATAAAGAACTTGTAGTAAAAAGATATTCAAACGAAATTCAAAATATTATTGAGGATTTAGATCCTAAAGAAAACATAAAATTTATAGATTATTTATCTAATCCTGAAAAACAATTAGAATTCCCAACAAAATCAGAAGGAAATTTATTTAATATAGTACCTTCAGATAAAGTACCCTCTTCAGTAATGGAAAAAATAATTTCACATACTACTCAAGATGAAGGTAAAAAAGGAGTAGGAATGGGAGAATTAGGTATGGCTTTAATATTTAAAAATATAACTGATTCTAGGGGTAAAGGAGATTTAGCTTTAAATGGAGATGAATTTGAAATTAAAGGTGATGGAGCAACTTTAGGTGAAAAACCCGCCGCATATCCTATTGATTTATTTAAATTAGAACCTTTTGGTTTAAGAAAAGTTGGAACTTCTTATGAAGTAGGTGAAGGAGAAGATATAGAAATAGTAGGTAACTTAAATAAATTTGCATTAGCTTTATCTTTAACACATAAACAAACAAAAGATAAAAAAGAATTTGAAGAAGCATTAAAAGATACTTTATCTAATGATGTGGGGCATGGAGAAGCTGTTAATGCTTTATTTAGTAAAATAAATTTTAATAATCCCCAAACAATACAACAAGAAATAGCACTAATGAATCTTTATAGGTATGTAAATAAAGAACAATTTAAACATTTTTTAGCCCATGATTTTGGGGCAAGTGGGGGAACAGGAAAATATATTTATGCTGGTGGTTCTCCTGAAGATATAGTTAATGGTTTAAGAGGGTTAGCTAAATTTGAAAAAATATCTTGGAATAATTGTAGACCACGAATAGGTTTTAAAGCTACTTACTTAGAAGAAGACGCATAAAAATTTGGTTATTTGAAATCTCCTAAATACAATCCTAAAAACATAGAGGAAACTTTAAAACGAATGGAAAAGGCTGATGAATTAAAAAACATCCATCGTTCAGGTACTAATATAATGTCGTTCTTTGATAATAATGATAAAGAACACGAATTACAAAAACAACAATCAGCAGCAGAATTAAAAAAAGATGAATATCTTAAAAGTGTTGAATTACTTAAAAAACTTATACAAAAAAACGGAACAAAGGACGATTTAATCCGTATAACATCAATAGGTTATTTAATTGAATCAACAGACTTCCTTAATATACCATCAGATCGTAAAAAAATGTTAAAAGAAAATATGATTTGGTGTAATAAAAAATATGAAAAATATTTGGATTCCCCAAAATAATTTACTATAATTAAATAAATAATAAAAAAACGTTATGAAATACGAAAGACAATTACAAAATGCAATGGAAAGATTAGATCAATCTTTAGCAAGCTTACATACACTAATTAAAAGAGGTGAAAACAAAGCAGCTATTCGTTTTATGGAAGAAGGCGAATTAAAAGATAGATATGATGAATTACAAAATATAATTACTATAGCTCAATCAGGTAATTATGGTGCTAGAAATGTTCAAAATACAGGAACATTATAAAAAATAAAAGTTATGTTATCAGCAGAAAAAATCCAGTCAAACTGGGATCGTTATATTAACGAAATAAAAACAAATATATCTAAAGACAGAGCAGATATATTAATTTCATTTTTAGAAAAATACCAAGAAAGAATAATGATGATGCCTGCAGCCGCTAAAAATTGGCACCATTCAGCATTTGCTGGGGGTTATGTTGATCATGTTTTACGTGTATATGATTGTGCAAATGAATTATATAAAACGTGGAAATCAATGGGTGGAGATATATCCACATATACAGTTGAAGAAATGCATTTCGTTGCTTTATTCCATGATTTAGGCAAGATGGGCCAACAAGAAGGTGAATATTACCAACCAAATGATTCACAATGGCATATTGATAAATTAGGTCAAGTTTATAAATTCAATACTGATATTCCTGCAATGAAAATTCCAGAACGATCTTTATTTTTATTACAAGAAATAGGATGTAAAGTAAGTCAAAACGAATACATTGGAATTAAAATACACGATGGTTTATATGATGAATCAAATAAATTTTATTTTATGTCTGGAATGAAAGAAACCAAACTAAGATCTCATTTACCTTTACTAATGCATCAAGCAGATCATATGGCTGCTCAAATTGAATTTGAAATTTGGAATAATGCAACAGATTCTATTCCTAAACAATCTAAACCTAAAAATGCAAGTAAAGGAGATAAAACATTAAGAACAGCTAAAAAAATAAACACAAAAAATAATCCGAATCTATCAAATGCTACTTTAAATGTTATAGATTCATTTTTTAAAGATTAATATGGAATTAATACTTAGTATAATATTAACATCAGTAACAATAACTTCTTTTTTTATTATTAGAAATTTAATAAAAAGAAATGAAACCCAAGAAGATATAATAGAAGAATATGAAAATTTTATTATAAAACAAAGTGAAGCCATAAATACTTGTGATCAAAGATTAAAACAAATAGATGATAAAGGTATATTTTATTCTGATGATCAAATAGGTTGGTTTTTTCAAGAAGTACAAAAAATACAAGAGGCATTAAATGAATTTACACTTAAATAAAATGTAAAAACCACATGATAAACAAACCAATCCCCCCTGAACCAGTAAATACTGGTTCTTCTACTCCACAACCTAAAAAAAGAGGAAGAAAAAGAACAAAAAAACAATATTTTACATCAGATACAGATGCAGCTATAAAAGAATATTTAGCATCATCTAATCAAGATGAAAGAGATAATATATTTAAAACTAGAATACATTACCCCTTCTATAAATTAGCCGAAAATCTTATACATACTTTTAAATTTTATTATACAGAAGTAGATGATTTAGAAGATTTAAAACATGAAGTAATTTGTTTTCTTTTAGAAAAACTAGATTATTTTAAACCAGAAAAAGGTACTAAAGCTTTTAGCTATTTTTCAATTGTAGGGAAAAATTATCTTATTCTTTATAATAATAATAACTATAAGAAGAAAAAAATAACAACTGATGTAATGGCAGCAGATGAAGATGATGGTGTATTATATCAATTAGGTAGAGATGAACGTAAACAAGATATAAAAGATTTTATAGATTATTTTACAGAATATATAGATAAATATATGTTTAATATGTTTAAAAAAGAACAAGATTTAAAAGTTTGTGATGCTATAAATGTATTATTTAAACGTAGAGAAAATTTAGAAATTTTTAATAAAAAAGCATTATATATTTACATAAGAGAAATGACAGGAGTAGATACCCCCGTTATAACTAAAGTAACTAAATATCTTAAAAAATTATATAAAGAATTATATGCTGAATATGCTATTCATGGATATGTAAAAGTCTAATTTTTTTCCATATTTATAATAAAATAGTATGGATCCATTAAACCAAATATTATTTGACGATAAATCTTTTTCGGATTTATTAAAAGAAATTCATGGTAATCAAAAGAAAAAAGCTAAACAATTAGCATCTTTAATTGCCGAATTACGTCCTTTAGTCCAATCTTTAGGTGATGCTACTGTTGTAGTCCCTTTAATAAAAGAATATATGGAAATTAGTGTTAAAAACGATGATGCTTTATTAAAAATGGCAGCCATAGTACAACGTTTATCTACGGGTAATGCAAATTCAGGTGATGGTGGATTATTAACAGAAGAAGAAATGGCTCAACTTCAGGATTTAACTGAAGAAATAGCTAAAACTGTTGAAGAACCTAAACAATTAGAAGAGGGAAATGCCAATAAGAATTAAAAAACAAAACGAAGAAACAAATAATTCTTTTAATACACAAGGTACTTATACTTTAGGTAGAGTAAAAAATGTAATATTAGATGTTAATCAGGCATATAATTTAGGATTAGGTAAAAATAATTATGATAGTGTAGGAACTATATATTATGATACAATAGATAATGAAGATGATTCTGTAAAAGGTAGAACAAATATACCTGCTAAACCTTTTTTTTCTTTTGTAAAAAATTATCCTCTTAAAAATGAATTAGTTTTGATAGTTTATGCAAAAAATCAAAACTTTGGAACAAATAGTACTAATGATGTATCAAGTTATTATATATCTAATATTAATATTTGGAATCATCCCCATACTAATCCATTACCCTTATTATCATCTTTAAATAATAAAGATGAACTCCAAGAAGTAGATTATTCTAATGTAGAAAGGGGTTTAATAAATAAACCTATATCTAATGTAGATGGTGGTTCTTCTCCTTTATTGGGCGAATATTTTAAAGAAAAAACAGATTTAAAACCTTTATTACCTTTTGAAGGAGATATAATATTAGAAGGTAGATTTGGTAATTCTATAAGATTTGGTTCTACAAATGTAAAAAAAATATCTGAAAATAATACTTATAAAGAAGGAAAAACAGAAGGATTAAACCATTGGTCTAAAGATAGAGAACACTCAAATAATGGAGATCCTATTATTATAATTAGAAATGGACAGGAAGAATCTAATACAAATGAAGAAGGATGGATACATACAATTGAAGACATAAATAGTGATAATTCAAGTATATATTTAACTTCTAACCAACAAATACCTAATTTTATTCCCGCTTCTTTACATTTTAAATCCCATGGGGCTAATTTAGAAGAAATAAAACCAATAAAAGAAACATTTACTAACCCCACATTAAATGAAACAGTAGAACCTGATTTTGAAGAAAGTGAAAATTTAATCGAAGAAAATGAAGAAATAACCCAATCCCCACCAACTCCAAATGTAGAAGGTTGTACAGATCCACAAGCAGAAAATTATAATGAAGAAGCAACATTAGATGATGATAGTTGTATTTATCTTTTAGAAAATACATTAATAGAAGATAAAACGGATAATTTAAAAATGAGAACAAACAGTTACCCTCAAATAGGAAATACAGCCCCTACACAAACAGCTCCAGAAGTAAATCAAGGATTAAATCAATTAATAGGAAAACATTATAAATTATCCCATTTAATATCATCAGCATATTATAAACCAAAAATACACCCTACAGCTATATATGAAAAATATAGAGCATATATAGATAGGGATAATGGAAGTCCTAATGATAATTTTATAGTAAAAGATACATTAGGTTTTTATCCAGCAGGAGGAGGGTTTGATCATAAAATGATAGTAAAAGATTCTCAAATGAGAATAATATATAATGGAGTATATAGAATACCAAGTAAAAATTACAAATTACTTATAGACGTAGCAGAAAAAGAAATATCAGGAGGATATACTGTAGATGAATGTTCCCCACCATCAACCCATGAATTATATACACCTCCTTATGAAGAAGACTCAGAAACTAATGATAATGAGATTAATAATTATCCTGGTATAGATAAAGAAGAATATAATGAATCTTGGACTATTGGGGATACTATAGTAAATCACTTAAAAGGAGTAATGTTTAATTGTATAGATCCTATAATAGATAAAAGTCCCTTTCCTAAAAATTATTTTAGAATAAAATCAGGATATAGATCTTCAAAATTAACAAATCATATAGGGGGAACCATTATACAAAATGAACATTTTTATGGTCAAGCTATTGATTTTTATATAAAAGATCAAGATATAGAATTAGTATGGGATTGGTGTTATAATAATTTAGAAAGTTGGCATCAATTAGTGTTAGCATATCCTGAAAAAGGACCAGATGCTTGGATTCATGTTTCTTATAAAAACAAAGATGAAAATAAAAAATTTACAACATTAATATCTAGAGATAAAGAATTACATAATAAATACGGGGGAGAAAAAAGAGACCCTAATAGTAATTATCAGGATAATATAAAACCTATAAAATTAAATGAGTTATAAACCACAAGACCCCAACATATATCAAGGTAAACAAGTAATAATAAATTCAGATAGATTATTATTTAATGCTAAAGATGATTCTATTTTATTATTTTCAAAAGAAAGTATAGGCTTTAGTGCTAATAGAAGTATACATATTGATACTAGCGAAATAAGAGAGGGAGATAATGCCAGTAAATTTGTATTAAATTCTCCTAATATTTATTTGGGGTTAACATATGATGATAAATTACCATCAGAACCAGCAGTATTGGGTAATGAGTTAGAAGAACTACTAACAGGAATATTAGGATTAATAGATGATATATTAGATGATCTAGAAAATAAAGTATCATATGTATCAGGTCCTCCAGGATCCCCAACGGCTCCTAATCCTGCTAATAGTTTTTTACTACAAGTAAGAAGAAATCAAATAAGAGATTTAACAAATGATATTCAATATATAAAAAGTAAAAACACAAAATTAGTATAAAATGGCAAGCACAATAATAAGAAATCTTCTTAATAATAATATTGATAAAGTTATAGTTAGAGCTAAATCTGAAGTAAAAAATGAATCTAAAAAAGAAATAACTAAACTAAAAGAAAATATCCCATCTCCCGAAGATTTAAAAGAACAAATAGTAACATCGGCATGTAGTGCTAAAGCTCAATCTAAAATTGAAAGAATATTTAATAAAAATAAATCATTATTAGATAAATTAAATAATAGATTAAAACAATCAAAAGAAAAATTAGCGGAATTAGATAATAAACTTAATAAAGTACGTAATATAATAGACAAAATAAAAGAAATACTACAAGCATTAGGAGCTATATTAATAGCTTTAGAAATAATAGTAAGAGTAGCACCAGCAGGATTAGCTGCTTCTTCGGGGCCCGCTGCTAGTGGGATTATTATAGATAGATTAGGTAAAGCTATTGATTATGGAAAAGCTAAAATAAAAGAATATGGTAGTTTAACCAAAGCTATATTAGCCAATTTACCAAAATACGCAGAAAAAGCCTTAGCAATATTAGCAATAATAGGGGCAGCAATACTTGCTTTAAATATGTTAATAACATTAATAGACAAGTTAATTGTATTTTTACAATTTTTATATGCTAAATATATAGAAAATTGCACAGTATCAGACCAATCCCCTATAAATAATGAGGGGCTTCTTAATGAAGATCTTTTACTAGCAAATGAAAATATAAATTCTGGAATAGCTGATCAAATGTCTACATATTATGATGATTTATTACAAACTTTATCCGAAGGAGGATATACATTACAAGCTCAAAGAATATATAAAGTAATTAATTCTTCAGATTTATTACAAAAATCTTATTCTTTAATTGAAACTCCTAAAACTATTTAAAATTTTTTATATTTATTAATAACCAAATAACAAAACATGAAAGCAAAAACATTTGAAAACCTAATTAGAAAAGTAGTTAGAGAAGAAATTGATTATGCGTTACGTAGAGAAATTAAAACACTTAAAGAAGATTTACGTGATGAATTAAAACCAACTATTGTAGAACATAAAGAAAAAATAGTTGAAGTTCCAAATAATTCAATGTCTGAAACATCAAGAAATTCTTTAAGAGAAAAAATTATGGGTTCAAACCCTTCTCCTAGAAGAACATTTAAAAAACAAAATTTCACATCAGATAATGCATTAAATGATCTTTTAAATGAAACTGCAATGGGAGATACCAATTTAGAAGGAGGAAACACCCCAGGAGTATCTATAGAAGAAATGCCTGCTCCTGTACAAAATGTTGTAAATAGAGATTATAGAGAATTAATGAAAGCAATAGAAAAGAAAAAAGGAAGATAATAGATGCCAATACTTAATTCTAGACGAAGAATAAGCCCATTAGATCTTAATAAAAATGTTAAGATTGGGGTAGCTTTTCCTTTAGATGAAGTAAACTTATTTACGGGAACCCAAACTGTAAAAGAACAAGTAAAAAGTAATTTAATCAATCTTTTACTGACAGTAAAAGGAGAAAGAGTAAATCAGCCTAGATTTGGTGTAGGTATACGAAATTTATTATTTGAAAATAAAATAAATTTAGATGGATTAAAAGAAAATATAAAAAATCAAATAAATATTTATATCCCAGAAATATCATTAATAAATGTAATAGTAAGAGAAAGCGAAGATGGACATAAAATATTTATAATAGTATCATATAGGTTTATATCAGATGGGATTACTGATGCTGTGCAATTAAATTTTAAATAATGGCTTATACAAAAATATCAAATAAAACACAAGATAAAGATATTCAATATCTAAATAAAGATTATAATTCTTTTAAAAACCAATTAATGGATTTTGCCCAGGTTTATTTCCCTAATAATTTTAATGATTTTAGTGAAGGTAATCCAGCAATGATGTTTTTAGAAATGGCAGCCTATGTAGGAGATGTTTTATCTTTTTATACTGATACACAATTAAGAGAATCATTTTTATTATTAGCTCAAGAAAATGAAAACTTATACAATTTATCTTATGCTTTAGGATATAGACCTAAAGTAACAGCAGCAGCAACAACAAATTTAGAAATATTTCAATTAGTACCTTCTAAATTAGTAGATAGTGCTTATAAACCAGATTTTGATTATGCCTTAGATATAGAATCTAATTCTAATTTCCAAGGAGGGGGTCAAACATTTACTATAACAGATACTGTTAGATTTGATTTTTCTTCATCATTTGATCCTACTAATATAAATGTTTATCAATATAATTCTTCAAATAACCCAGAATATTTTTTACTTAAAAAATCTGTACCAGCAATATCAGGAGAAACAAGAGAACAAGAATTTTCAATAGGAAGTCCTGAACAATTTAAATCTATAACTTTATTTGATAGAGATATTATATCAATAGAATCAATAATAGACTCAGAGGGTAATGAATGGTATGAAGTTCCTTATTTAGCTCAAGATACTATTTTTGAAGAAGTAGAAAATAGTGCAACTAATGACCCCGAACTACATGCATATAATAATCAAACTCCTTATCTTTTAAAATTAAAAAAAGTACCACGAAGATTTGCAACAAGATTTAAAGAAACTAATGAATTAGAAATTCAATTCGGAGCTGGTGTAAGTGATAAAGCAGATGAACAAATAATCCCAAACCCAGATAATATAGGTTTAGGAATTAAAGATGGAAGAAGTAAATTAGACACTGCATATGATCCTTCAAATTTTTTACTTACAAGAGCTTACGGTAAAATACCTTCTAATACAACATTAACAGTAACTTATTTAGCAGGAGGGGGTTTGGCATCTAATGTACCATCTAATATTATAATAAACCCAGGAACTTTATTAATAACTAATAAACCTAATTTAAATCAACCTATGTTAAATTTTGTTAAATCTTCAGTAGCATCTACAAACCCGGAAGCAGCTACAGGAGGGGGAGCAGGAGATTCAATAGCAGAAATTAGAATGAATGCTATGGCTAATTTTTCTGCCCAACAAAGAACAGTAACTAAAGATGATTATATAATAAGAACTTTATCTATGCCTCCCCGATTTGGAAGAATAGCAAAAGCTTATATAACACAAGACGATCAAATATCTCCTCTTACTTTAGAAACTAATAGAATTCCTAATCCTTTAGCATTAAATTTATATATCTTAGGATATGATGGTAATAAATACTTATCCAATCTAAATCAAGCTTCTAAAACAAATCTATCAACATATTTAGAACAATTTAGAATGTTAACAGATGCTATTAATATAAAAAATGCTTTTATAATTAACTTTGGAGTAGATTTTGAAATAACAACTTTTAAAAATTACAATAATCAAAAAGTAATATTAGATTGTATTACTGAAATAAAAGATTTTTTCAATATAGATAAATGGCAAATAAATCAACCAATTATTATAGCTGAAATAGAAACTTTAATAGGAAATGTATTAGGAGTAAAAACAGTAGAAAAAGTAGAACTAATGAATAAAAGTGGGGTAGTTTTAGGGTATTCTAAATATAAATATTCTTTAGAAGCTGCTAATAAAAAAGGAGTAATTTATCCATCATTAGACCCAAGTATATTTGAATTAAAATACCCTGATTCAGATATTAGAGGTCGAGTAATAACATATTAAAATGGCATATTATCATTTATTTCCCCAAATAGATACAACAATATACAGTCACCCTGATCGTAAAAATATGAATACAGGGGGAGATGAAATTTTAGAAATAATTAAAGAAAGGGGAACTGAAGATCAAAGATATTATCCTTCTAGAATTTTAATGAAATTTAAAAATGAAGAACTATTAACAGTTATAGAAGATATAGTAGGGAATAATAATTTTAATAATCAAGGAGTAACAGTATCATCATCAATAGCTCTTAAATTACATACAGCAACACCTCAAAATTTATCTACTGTTTTAAATTTAGAATTATATGCTTTAGCTGAATCTTGGAATGAAGGTAAAGGTAGATATTTAAATTTCCCAACTTCATCAGGAGGAGCAACATGGATATATAGAGATGGATCCGTATCAGGAACAGAATGGACAACTTCAAGTTTTGCTGCCAATATAACTGGATCTATTATAGCACCAGGAATAACAGAAGGTGGAGCATCATGGTATACAGGTAGTGGTTTTAGTGCTACTCAAACTTTTTATAATGAATCATCTTTGGATACCAATTTTGATATAACTTCTATAGTTCAAAAACATTCAGCTAGTGCTTTTGCAAGTTCTACTTATCCTAATGGTATTGTTAATAATGGTTTTATTATAAAACAACCCTATTCTATAGAAACTAATACATCAAGTAGTTTTGGACAAATGTCTTATTTTTCTTTAGATACTCATACTATTTATCCCCCTAAAATGATTTTTAAATGGGATGATAGTATACATAATTCTCAATCAATAGCAAAACAAAACGGAGATTTAAATGTTTCTTTATATAGAAACCAAGAAGAATATAATCAAAATGATGAAGCTGTTTTTAGAGTCCACGTTAGAGATAAATATCCAACAAGACAATTTGCATCTTCTTCAAACCATTTAAATACAGGGTATTTTACAACATCCTCTTATTATAGTATAAGAGATGCTCACACAGAAGAAGAAGTTATACCTTTTGATAATAACTATACAAAACTTAGTGCCGATAGTGAGGGAATGTATTTTAAAATATATATGAAGGGTTTACAACCTGAAAGATATTATCGTGTGTTATTTAAACATAAAAATAT